AAGTTGTGAAAACAACCAAGAAGCCGTCAAATGGTAAGCCAGCCTCAAGGAGGTCATTTACACCCAGTCCAACGGAAGAATGAGCGATAAATTTCTTTTTTTAGAAATTATTTGTCCCATTTTTCTTTTCGGTCGGTGTAATATAATGGCAGAAACTAATTTATGTGGTATGAAATAGTCAAACTGTATATAATTTTATTTATTATAAAAATTTGCAATTTGATTTATTTCTCCAAAAAATTCTTCCCTTTTTTTTATAGAGTTCTCTGTTTGTTTTGCCAATTCATACGCGGTTGAGGCGTCTTCCTTTTCTTGTTCATGATATAGTTGTTGTAATGTTTCAGTTGAATTCAATGGTAATGTATTCATATTATTTCTATAATTTTTATATTCATTTACATTTTTGAATTTCAACACGTTATTATAATCATCTTCTGTTACTGGTATCACAGACTCTTCATATGCTTGTCTAAGGTCAGTATAACTTAAGTTGTCATTAAATAAATTTCCAGAATTAAAGTTATTATTTTGTTTTGTAATTATTGCAGTGCCTATAGTATTTTGAACGTAGCCATCATATCCTTTATATTCAACCAAAGAACGAATTAATTTTTTTTGTTTTTCAAATTCGTGACCAATATTAGATTTAGATACATGTGATGTATTTATTACCCCGTCATCTGATTTTAACCATTCTCCATAACCATTATCGCAAGGATAATTGTTATTATATTTTTCAAATTTTTCATTAAACCAATTATTAAAGTTTTTTGAATCTTTTAATGGTTTATTATTATTAAATAAGTTGTCTAATACGGCGCGGTCAATATCATCATTTGTGTCATTTAAATCTTTATAACTTTGCATATATTTTGTTTTGTTAGTAAATTTATTTTGATATTCATATATAGAACACAATTTTTTATAAGCTTTGGAATAAAAAAGAAAAAATTTGGGGTCCAATTTTGATTTATCTGGGTGAGTTTTTAAAACAATATGTTTTGATGATTTAATTATATCTTCATTTAGTTCATAACTTTTAATGTTGAATAAATTATATATATCGTCTAATGAATAATTATTAATATCAAGGTCTTTCTCTTTATTAATTGTTTCATTGTTTGTATATTCATGAATTTTTATGCCAGATTTAGGACATACTTTATTTTGTTTTAAATTCATTTCTATATATATATAATAATCATTTAAATAATTATACGAATAATAAAAATAACATAATATGACAATCAACACACAAATTCGTGTATGATAATCGTGTTGTTGAGTAAAATTGTATATTACTTTTTGTTTATATTTAATTTTATATAATAGGTGTTTGAATGTAACAATAAAAATCGAATATGATTGTTATTATTACACAACTATAAATATTTTTTATTTTCATTATATTTTATATATATGAAAATAAAAGCGTTTGTTTTGTATTTACTTGTAGTAGTTGTATTATTTTATACGATTGGAATATTATTTAGTAAAAATATAATAGAAGGTCACGGAGGTGGTGGAGGAGGACACGGAGGACACGGAGGATATGGAGGACACGGAGGGCACGGAGGACACGGAGGATATGGAGGACACGGAGGACACGGAGGATATGGAGGACACGGAGGATATGGAGGCTGGGGATATGGAGGAGGTGCTCCACTTGGTAATCCATTATACATTTATAGTGATTATTATCCTTATCCGTTATATTATCCATACTACCAAAATTATTTAGCTTATATGTAAAAAATAGTTACGAACCATTATATATCTAGATATCTAGACTAATAGTGTTACTATTTGATTTTGGGCGACGCCTTCCGCGTTTAGGCATACTTCCGCCATCTCCCTGTAGTTCTTTTAAATCATCTAAACTGATTGTGCTACTCCCGTGTAAATTACTATTACTACTTACTGGTTCTTGAATATTTATTGTTTTTGTTTTCAATCCAGAGAGAATATCCATAATATCACTAGGACCTTTCATTTCAGGTCGTGATTGTTGTTGTACATTCTGTGGTTTTTGTGGCCTTTTAGATTTGTCTTGAAACTCCATTCTCTCTACGTTTTCTTTAATACTCATTCCATCATTTGTAAAGTTTAAATTTTGTCTATAATTATTATTTCCTGGTCTATTAATAGAAGGAGGCACAGAATTTGGGCCTTGTGTTGCTAATGGTGGAGGTGGTCCATTATTAAATGTGTTTTTGTCGTTTGAATTTGTAACGCTTGACATAAAACCAGACAATCCTGGAGCACTTTGTGACATAGAGCTAACGGCTGCATTTTGGAAAGAACGCATTAAATCAGGATTTTGTCTAAGTATATCATCCATACCAGGCATTGAACTTTTAAACATAGTATTTGTCATATAAACCATCATTGCACTTCCACCGAGTTGAAATAATAATTTTAATTCAGGTGCGATAGTTGCCTTTGTTTTATATTTATCGTGTAACTCCGTAAAAATATCATCATAATCAGAAATATTTTCATTTATTTGTTCTCCCCAACCATCTAAGTTAATATCAAAAGGGTCAAACCGATTATTTAAAAACTCAACACCATTTACAAATGCCATTAACATATTTCTCTGAAATTTTACAGAATTTTGCTTAGTTTTTTCATCTAAAATTGTTTCATATTCGCCCATCATTTCAGATAAAGAAGAATCCATATTATATTTTTTGGATAAGTCTACACCTTTTTTCTCCAATTGTTCAAGCTTTTTTAAATATTTAAATTTCTCTCGAAGTAACTCTTCTTTTGTTAATTGTGGGGTTGTTGAAACTAGTTTATCTGGATTTAATGGAATATTATTAAATGTGCTATAACCGTCCCAAGTCGTATCATTATTTATACCTCCACTTGTTTGACCTGTAGATGAAATATTATCATTAAATTTTACATTATTATTAGTTGGTTGTGACGATGGTTCTGTAAAGAATTCTGATTTAGGTGAAAACTGAATATTTTTCTGAGGTTCTTCTACTAAGTTATTTAAGTCATTTTCTAAATTTTCTAAGTCGTCAAAAAATACATTATTTTGTCTGGTATCCTTTATTTTATCATTCATTAATAATTCAATACCCTCTCCAAAGTTAAATCTTGATGTTGATGATACATTGAATTTATTATCATTCAATTCCAAATCAGAAATTTCAATAATATCACTCATTGTTATTTATTAAATAGAACATATAATTTTAAGTAATACGAACATAAAATATTATTACTTAAAATTTGTAAATTATAATTTATTGTTTATAAACCACATGCCTTGTAAAAAACAATCCGATAAATCATCTTTTTTATTGTGAGACATAAAAAACATCTTTTTATCTTCAAATTTGCAATCTGTATTTAAAATTTCTAAACATTTTTGAATGCCCAAAGTTTTTCTTATCTTATATGTAGTTTTTGGTGGTATATTACATTCTTTTAACTTATTTATTGCAGATACAAATTCTATTACATTAGCAGAGTCATTCATAATAAAGTACTGTGCAATCATTCCTTGAATTGTTTTCATACGATTAGCTAAAGGACTTATCTGGTTTTCTATGATAACATAATACATCTTATCTTCATTTAAAAAAATATTGTTAAATTTTTTTTTAATATTTTTGCCAATAGTGATTAAATCTATACTAGCAGCGTTTTTAGTTGTTATTTCTTTAAAGCATTTATTATTTATATATTCCGTAATAATGTTAATCAATGAGTTTTTTTTTGCGGGTTTTTCATATTGTAAGCTATATTTATCTGCAATGTTAATAAGTTTTTGCAAATTTTGTTTATTTATAAATGATAACTTTAAGTCGTTTGTTGGTAACTGAAATGGTTGTTTTTTAGAATGTTTTAAGCAAAAACAACCATCGTTGGTGTAATACTTTGCAACTTTGTTACACGTTTTATTTTTTTCAATAACACAGCACATTTTAATTTCATTGTCTTCAGCTAAATTTATTATATCCCATAACTTGATTTTAAAGTAGCTATCTTCATTTGTTTTTTCAAATAAACAGAAAGCTAAGTTTTTTATTCCAATGTCAATAGATAAAATGAGCATCTATAATAATAAACTAGTATATACTACTGTATTATTATATTATTATATTATTAT